GCACCTGCTAATGTAGAATTAACTACAAGATAAGTAAGGACCTATCTCCACCCACTCCTTAGTGACATACCAAGCCTTCTAAAGGGCTAGAGTGCCTAAAAGGGCACTCAGAGGTATCTCTTTCCTATATTGGATTTTAACGCGTCGGGGTATAGGAATATCCCCGAATTTTGTAGCCACCTGGGAGTCTATCCCAAATGGATCTAAAGAACCAAGTTTTCTAAGCTTGGAACTAAGATACTTATAGCTACAGACCAGACGCGAAGTATGCATGACAGGAGCAGAACAAGCGTATCTTTTAACAGAAACGTAAGAGCTCCCATCACGACTGAAGCACTGTGACCTTATTAGGTTTTCGTCAGAAGTGACTCGGCCTATCACAGGGCTATCAACACCAACATACGGCATGGGAACCTGAGTTTCGAGTACTTTTTCAAGGTACTCTGCGGCATGAAACATGCCGTTCTTTCTAAGTTCCCGACAATGCGCATTAACCTGGACAATAGCAATTTCCAGGTTATCAAATGACATTGTAAGGCCAGAAACCTTAGGGCGTGAGCCTGCAAGTTTAAGACGAGTTGGTGTGCACTCAATTCCGTTTAAATAGTCTTTACCACAGGATTCGCGGAAAGGTCCGCGATAAAATGATTTGGTATGGTTAATCACCATACCAGCCTGTGCAAGACCGCTGGTGGAAATGTGATACCAAGCAGACGGGACGATTAAGTCGTCACCATAAATGTAGATACGAGAGGCCACTTCTTTATAAGGAAGTCGCTCGGTAGTACATACCGCGTGCTCTACACAAAGCTTGATGAAAAAACCCAGCAACGAAAAGGTGAAACCGGACCCCATCCCTGCTAAGGAAGAAATCTTTATAGTTCTTCCGGATGGCAGTTTCGCGTGCGTAGAACGAGTATTTTGTAACATCCACCGGATGCCTGGGGCATTTCGAAAGATCTGCCTTATAGCTCGATAGCGTACACGGTCACTCGCCTCTTTCATGTCCAAAGTGGCAAAATCACCACTAAGACTGCCTTCGCGCGCCAGACCTTGATTAATGGTCTGGTCCCTAAAATTGTTCCTATACTTGGACTTACGTTCAAGTAGCTGAGTGATCGACGAAAAGAAAGCCATTTGAGCACGTATTAAATGTGCAGGCTCTTTTGAGATGACACGAGGCCCACGTGAGTCCTTAGGGACGAACAGCACTTCTGCTGTCCGAGAATCTTCGACGAGTCGAATAGGTGTAGGACTTGAAGGGTATGGTTTAAAATACCCTGAATAAGGCCTCATTTTGAGATCAGCCGTCCCGATTCTTTCGTCCGGCAACAGTTTCCATTCGTAAAATGGCAACTGTCCATCGTAAGCACCTGTAGCAATTGCGCCAGGGCCACTCCGAGGGCCAGAGCTGAGAATATCAGACGGAGATAGTTTAAACAAAAAACTATAATGAGTCTCAGCAAACTTACGTATTTGTTCAAAATACGTATAGTCGTAGGAACTGGTAAAGCCAGCTTTCTGTATAGCTTCATAATTCGCCTCGTATTCGTCAAGCAGAGTCTGATCGAACTCAAGCGCAAGCTTGTAACAGTACTCACATATCTGCCTAATCTTGGCCAAACTTTCGGCACAAGGAAACTCAACGAGGTATCCTGTCTTGCGACAGAAAATCTTATGCAGCAAACTCCGAAAAATCCGGAGGGAGCGGCCTTGCCAAGCAAAGTCCGTCGGGCATATAAAATAGCCCGCCTCAATTGAGGTAAGAACTGACTTTGCTAACTTAGGTAGGGTCACTGTCAAGAACTTAGCACCCTCGGCACGAAGCCGATTAGTGCAGTAACTTACAGTGTAAGGATCAAGATCGCAGTCAGTTGCAATCCTTTTGAAAAGTTGTTCTAAGTTAACTTTCATATGCTCTCACGCTGGACGCCTCCTTAACAAGAGGGGGTTACAGCACAGAGTGGAAGAGCTTCAACAACTAAGACTCGCCAGCAAGTATCCGATCAAGTATACTGCTGGTTAAGAAAGCGTCAATGTCTGAGCATAGAGAATCTAGCTCTGCTGACGTGAAGCCAGTATTGGGCACTGACACAACCAATTGGACAGATGCTTGTTTACGAGAGACAATCCCGTTAATCGTAACATCCTTTTCAAGAACGCGAGTAATAGCACCAGTGATGGTGCTACGATCTTTGTTCAAGGAGCCACCTTTTATGTTAAAGTAATTGGATGGCTGTCCAAAGGTAACAGTAGATAACATGTACCTACCATCACCAGATTGGTTAAAGGTCTTAGTATTTACAGTAATTGGTGCAAATGGCATGTTGAGTGGTCTGCGTAACGTGCAGGGACGGGCATATGTTAATAAAGGACAAGCACAATGTGCTTAGCTCCACCACCTGGTTTAAGTCCAGGAACTATGTCAAAACCGGCGGAGTAATCCGCTTAGGTAAGCCGTATTAAATATCTGCAAAAGGGTCGGTGACTCCCAGTCAATTACAACTGGACTAGATACAACACCAGAATAATACTCACGCGAGTATACAGACATAATACCATTTACAAAGGTACTCATCTGTCCTGATGAAGGTATTCGTTGGTCTATTGACGAGTCGAAGAAATGCCAGTATTCTTTTCGAGAGACTGTGCCCTCAAAACTTACCGACTGTGTACCCCACCCGCGAGGGTGAAGAGACTCCAACATCGCCCCAATAGGCAAAAAGTAGTCAACAACAAAAGATAAAGGAACTATGTCCCACAATGTTTTCAAGTCGGGGTGTACACCTAGCGTATCCAGGAGAAAGAGCACTTTCCCAAGTGTTTCCTCATAGTTAGGCATCTGAAAAGATGTAACTCCCTTAACGCGAGCAGCACCATGCACATGAATTACCTCACAAGGAAGATTCCCGTTCGGTAGAGACAAGAGGTCCCTGGAGTAGCTATAAAGAGCTACTCGATTCACAGGCACAGCAAGCCTACGCTTAGCTTGACCAAATAAACTCTTCAACGAAGTGCAAAGGTTTCTAACGTCACTAATAAAGGGCAAAAGGCCCCACGTTATAGACCCATACGACAGTTCCCTAAGGAACTTCAAAGAGAACATAGCAAACGTACCATCGAGATCAGCCAGAAAAGGCAAAAGCTCGAAGCTGGTCTTCAACTCAGAAGCCCCCATCCTGTTGGCAATCTGTCGACGAATTTGTTCGTCGAAGTCAGCAGGTAACAGTATTTTATCCACATCCTTAGTGATGGCGTTATAGTAATACGTGTCGGTATAACCCGACTGGCCTACTGTTGTAAAATGATTGGTCCTACCGCTATAAGCTTGAAGAAGCTTGCGGTGTGAGACAGGGGTGACGCCGTTTACCTTCGGAAACTCAGATATAACTTCAGAAATGAAAGTTACAGGGTAAGTAGGGCTGTTGTAAACAGTACCATTAGGGTAAACGATGACCTGGCTAAAAGTCCCTTGAGACGTACGTTTGCGTGTAGACATAGTAAATAAGGCAACTGACAGATCCGTGGGGGAGACC